GATCCACGCTAACAACCTTTCTGCGTTGTTGGGTGAAACTGAAGTGACTTCATCTGATTTCAACAGCGTTCGCGCATTGGTTTCAGGCGAAGTAAACACTTTCTTAGGCTTTAACTTCCACGTTATCGGTGATCGTGACGAGGGTGGTTTGACTCTTACTACTGGTGATCGTCAGTGTTTCGCATGGCATCAATCATCTCTCGGCATGGCTGAGGGCATGGGTATCCGTACCGAAATCAACTACATCCCTGAGAAGACTTCTCACCTTGTTGCATCTATGTTCTCTGCTGGTGCTGTTGGCATCGACGCAGAAGGCATCGTTGAAATCACTTGTGACGAAGACGGCGCATAATAGGGGGATATAGAAATGGCATATTCAAATACTGGCTGGACTACTGTTGCAGCACCTAAGCGTGGCAATGCTCCTAGCATCTACGCATACAAAACCACTGACGCTATTGCTGATGTGAATACTGAAGGATACTTCAATACCTTGTCTGATACCCTTGAGGTAGGCGACTTGATCTATTGTGTAACTTCAACTGATTCAACTGCTGTTTGCACACTTGCTCAGGTTCTTTCGAACTCTGGTGGCGTTGTAGACGTAGCAGATGGAACTACCTTAGCTGCAACTGATGGTGACTAATTAGTTGTTAAGCTGAATAGGCGGTTACTTCTGAAATATGGGGTAGCCGCCTTTTTCCTTACAGGAGCTAGAAATGGCAACAGGCGATACAGGAATCACTATATGTTCAGACGCACTGGTTCTGCTTGGTGCGGCTCCCATTTCGTCTTTTAATGACGGGACAGACGAGGCAAATACTTGTGATCGTTTATACCCAGACGTAAGAGATTCGACCCTTCAGTCCCATCCCTGGGCTTTTTCATTTAAGAAGGTTCAGTTAGCTAAGACAGTTGATACTCCCGTTAATGAATGGAAGTATGAATACCAGCTCCCTTCTGATCGTATTGGCCCACCAAGAGCTGCATTTAACAGCACTGAAGTTGGCGCTCGACCATTTCAAAAATGGGAAATCTACGGTGACAAGTTGCTCACCAATGAAGAAACCATAGTTATTGATTACCAATACTCGGTATCAGAATCGGTTATGCCGATTTGGTTTGTTCAACTACTCAAATACCAAATGGCTTGGCACTTAGCTGAGCCTATTACTGATCAGGTATCTAAGACTGATTACTGGAAAGGTGTTGCTCTAGGCACTCCAGGTGAAAACAATCGTGGTGGGTATATGCGTACTGCGATGAGTATTGATGGTCAGGGTAATACCCCACAAGCCATCGAAGACTATAGCTTGATTGCGGTACGTTACTAATGGCTAAGTATGTCGATATTCAAACGAACTTTACAAGCGGTGAGATTGATCCGTTATTGCGTTCGCGTATTGACATTAAGCAGTACCAGAACGGCGCATCAAAGCTAACTAATGTGTTTGTTCAGCCTCAAGGTGGCGTTAAGCGTCGCCCTGGTTTAAGGCAGCTCAAAGAGATTCCTACTGAGTTTAGCCCTGAAGATGGAATCAAATTGATCCCATTCGAGTTTAGTGTAAACGACAGTTATATGCTTGCACTAAGCAAAGAAGGGATATTTATCTTTAGAAATAAAGAGCATATCCAGGGAAATGAAACAAAAACAGTATCAGGTGTAACTGAATTTACAACTTACAATTTCTATATTACGCCCGATAAGTTTGATGATTTATGCTTTACGCAATCTGCTGACACCATAATTCTGACACACGAGGATATGAATCCCGTAACGATCAAAAGGTCTGGTGATATTCATAATAGCTGGTCAATGGGTCAGATCAGTTTTGATAGCGTTCCAAAGTATGCGTATAACTTATACCGCGCTAATCCAACAGGCACATTAACACCTGATGAGATCAGTGGAACTGTTACGCTAACCGCTAGTGTTGGAAATACTCACTCTGGAACAGCTACCGCTGGTGGTACTGATAGCATAACGCTAGACGCTTTAGCATCGTCAACTGATGATGAATATAACAATTTATATATTGAGCTGACAGGTGGCACTGGTTCAGGTCAAATTAGAATAATTAGAGATTATGTTGGCTCTACTAAAGTAGCAACAGTCTATGAGGATTGGGATACACAGCCAGATGCAACTAGCACCTTTGAGATTAAGGCGTTTACGACAGAATCAGTAGGTCAGTACATAAACGCATCACCTCAAGGTCGATTGCGTATTGTTGAGTATGTTTCTTCAACATCCGTTAAAGGTAAGACTGAAGTGCCATTCTTTAGCACTGATGCGATTGATTCGGGTGATTGGGAGATTGAAACAGGTTACGAAAATATTTGGTCTGCCGATAGAGGTTGGCCTCGCACTTGTACGTTCCATGAAGGTCGTTTGTACTTTGGTGGAAGTAAGAGCCGTCCTACAACCATTTGGGGCAGCAAGGTTGGCTTGTTCTTTGATTTTGAGCCAGTAGAAGGTTTTGATGATGATGCGGTTGAAGCGACGCTCGACACGAACACGCTCAATATTATTACGGACATCATCTCAGGGCGGGACTTACAAGTTTTCACGACAGGTGGTGAGTTCTACGTTCCGCAAACAAATCAGGAACCTGTTACTCCTACTAATTTCTTTGTTCGTGCTGGTACTCGTAATGGATCAAAGCCAGGTGTACGAGTTGTACAGCTTGATTCTGGAACCATGTACATTAAAAGACAAGGCAAATCTCTCTCTGAGTTCTTGTATTCAGACACAACCTTGTCCTATGTCAGCAACAACATTTCCTTGTTGTCATCTCACCTCTTAAAGTCGCCTACGGCAATCGCTCTAAGAAAAGCTATTTCAACAGATGAGTCAGATTTGTTGTTTGTTGTTAATGGTGATGATGGCTCAATGGCAGCTTATTCATTGCTGACACAACAACAGGTTGTAGCGCCGTCAGAGATTATTACCGATGGTGAGTTTCTTGATGTTGCTGTAGATGTTACTGACACTTATGTTGTCACAAAGCGTACATTTGATGGTACGGATAAGTACTTTATCGAAGTGTTTGATGAAGACTACTTTACTGATTGTGCAATAAGTGAAGTGCCAAGCGAAGAAACAAATTGTCAATTAGTTTCAATAAGTGGAACGACTGGCACAATTACATTTTTTACTGGTCAAAGCGCCAATAGTCCTGACTACGGTACAGCTTTTGAAGGTCAAGTTGATTTACTAGATGATTCGTATATTGGAAGTTATATTGAAGTAACAGCCGCAGCAAGAACGGGTGTTTTTCAGATTACGGCTATAAATAAAGCAACTTCAACAATCACTGCAACAGTAACAGAAGATTTAGATAGCACTACTGACCTTGATTACGATGATTTTGTTGTTAAGGCTGAGCCCTACATTGACGGCACAAAGTCATATCTTGACCATGAAGGTGAGGCGCTAAACGTTATTGCTGATGGTAATGTGCTTGGCAATGAAACAGTTGCTTCTAACAGCATTACATTTGATAGATCACCAACAACGTCTTACGAGATTGGTCTGCCATTTAGCGTAGAAGTGACTACTCAGCCAGTTGATAAAGATATTGGCACCGGTACTCGAATAGCGTTCAAGAAGCGTATTGTTGAGATTAATTCAATCCTTAACGATACACAGCATATCAACCTTAATGGTGTTCTAGTGCCTATTCGTGCGTTTGACACAGAAGGTACGTTAGACAATCCAACAACCTCTTATACTGGCATCAAGACACTGTACGGTGTTCGTGGTTACAGTAAAGATGCTACCGTATCTGTAACTCAAAATTATCCACTCAAGATGACATTGCTAGGCCTTGAGTACAAAGTATCTACTAGCGGAGGTGCATAATGAGTTGGGCAATAGCAGCAGCCGTTGCATCGGGCTTACAAGCAGTTAGCTCTATTCAGCAAGGAAGATTTCAGCAAGCTCAGTACAAAATAAAGGCTAAGCAAGCTGAACTTCAAGGTCGTCAGAATGCACTGAACTACAGTCAGCAAGCATTGGGTGTTTTAGAGAATCAACGACGCATGGCTGGCTCATTAGTGGCTCGTTCTGCTGCTGGTGGCATTGACCCATTCTCAGGCTCTCCAATGACGGTAGATCAATGGAACGCATTTCAGGCTGGCGAAGAATACAACTTAGGTCTTGAGAATGCTGACATGGCGATTGCTGGTGGTTTGGCTCAGAGTCAATCACTACAAGCTGCTGGTAAGCAAGCAATGAAGTCAGCATATTTGAATGCGGCAATCTCTGTTGCTCAAGGTGCCTTTATGTATAACTCGTTGTCTACTCCAGGTGCTGGAGGTGTTGGTGCTCCTGTTACTGGGCCTACTAACCCTGCTGTTGTTGGCAGTTCATATCAAATGACGGGAACTGTTGTTGGCACTGGTACTGGTGGAACCATGATGTATGGCACAAACCCATTGGCATTTGCGCCGTAAGGAATAATAAATGGCTTTACCTGTATATCAACGACGCGGAATTATGTATGCAGACCTACCTCGTGTAGAGACTGCAAACCTGCAAGAGAGCGCTAGATCATTTGAGACAATTAATCGTCGATTAGATCAGCTTCAGTCTTTTATCAAGAAAGAAGGCACTGAATACGCCCAAGAACAGGCAATGCAATATGCAGCTCAGAATCCTGTTACTGAAGCTCAGATTGCTGAAGCGGTAGCCTCTAAAGGCGAGCAAAAGTCTTGGTTGTCAGCCCTTACTGGCGGCAATGTTTACGATGAGACTTTGCAAGCTGCTCAAGGTTCAATGTTAGCTAACCAGTTATCGATTGAAGCGCAAAAGAAGTTCCGTGAGCTACAAGTACTAGCTGAGAACAACCAGATTGGCTTTGACGAAGCTCAGGTTGAGATTCAAGACGTTATTGATGGCTATGCAGCCACTATCTCTGCTTTCAGCCCTGAAGCCTCTATCAAAGCTCGTGCTTCTATGGCCACTGCTGGTAACGGTGTCCTCAAGTCTGTTGCTGAGAAGCAGTCTAAAATCTTTGCTGCTAACCAAGCCGCTAAGCTAGACGAGGATATTTTCTCAGTTAGACGTTTTGCAGAAGATGAGTTCTATCGTGGTGATTCGTGGAATCCTACAACTCAATCTCTCATTCGCGCAGAAGATCGTATTGGCGCTATTTTCAATCCTATTGAAGAGCAAGCAGTAGCAATGGGCCAACAGGGTCGTTTACCTAAGTTACTAGAAGCTAAGCGTGAAGCTCGGATTAACGGTGTTACTCGTGGTTTGTTAGATGAGAAGTTTGCTGCTTCTCCAACTAAAGCCTATCAGCGCATCATTAACAATGATCTTGGTGAGTATGAAAGCTCTTGGGCTGTTATGTCTGATGATGAGCGAGACAAGGTTAAGTCTAAGTTTATTAAAGAGATTGCTGACCGTAAGAAATTTTCAGACCAGGCAGAGAAAGAACAGAAAGAAAGCTATAAGCAAATTTCTATTGATCTGATGCGTGAAGCTGAAACTGCTGATCCTACTCGACAGAAAGAGATTGCTAACGAGTTATGGCAAAACAATTCTGATGCTGGCGAGATGGTGACTCCTCGAACTTATCTTGAGAAGTTGGCTGAAGGCAAGATCGGTGAAGAGCTAGATAACGCAGAGCTAATCTTTGAATTAGAGACTGCTGTTGATGATGGCATGATGAATGATGAGGCTATTAAGTATCTAGCGCAGAATAATCAGATTAACTGGACTCAGGCTCGTAAGCTGCAAGATCGTATTGTTAAAACTGAGAATCGTGAGATTCGTGCAGCTAACCGTCGCATTGTTGCTGAGATTGACAAGCTACCTCTCAAGCCACAGCAAAAGACACAAATGAAGGCTGAGCTAAAGTCAGAAGTGTTAAAGGCTCCACCTGATGTTAATTTGCAAGAATTGATTGATGTAGCAGTGCAGCGCAAAGTCAACTCTATTGAAGCGCAAAGAGCTACTTCTGTCCAAATGCGTATTGCTGCTGCGTTACGCAAAGTATCAGCATTCTCTGATTTAGAGGATACTGAGCTTGAGTCTAAAGCGGCTGAGTTAATGCAGAATCCAACACTGATAAAGAATATTAAGATGGATGATAGCGTTAGACGCGCTATCAACAATGCTATTAAGAGTCTGGAGCGATAATGGAAGATAACCTCGACAATATGTTCCTTAACGATTGGGAACGTTCTATTGGCTTCTCAAGTGAAGACCCTTTAACGGTATCAATGCAAGGCATTGAAGTTCCTACAGATGATTCTGTTGGCGCTTATGCTGAAGGTGTAGGTCGTACTTGGGGCGAAATGCTTCGAGGTGCATTAGCTGGCACATTGGGTGCTGGTGGCGATATTGAGAGCATATTCTATGGAATCAAAAACATTATTGACAGAGAGGCTGGTGAAGGCGCTGCTGACGCTTTTTTAGCTGGCATGGCTGAGCCGACTAAACTTTATACCACCGAAGAAGTTAGTGAGGCTATGCCGCAAATTCCAGGTAATGAAGATCAAGAAGCAGCAGCCGCTATTGGCGAAATGCTTGGCCCTGGTGGTGTTGTTAATGCTATACGCACAGTCGTTAAGAAAGGCCCTAAAGCTGTAGCACAGGCCGGTGGCGCTGGTGCAGCAGTAGTGGCTCCGACAGTAGAAGGTGCAACCAATCAAGAATTCAATCAAGCATTAGCTGATCAAATGGAAACTTGGCATGGTGGCTTAGCAGTTCCTACTGCTGATGCTAGAGAAGCTAATAAGCCAGAAGCTCAACGATCTAAAGACATTGGTTTTGGCCACAAGATTACTAAAGCTGAAGAGCGTTCAGGCAAGATTCACGGCATTCCATTTAAGGATGCTCAAGGTAACTACATTGAAATCTCTGAAGCTGATGGATTGAAGATTCTTGAAGCTGATATGCAGAAGAATGTTACAGCAGCTAGAAAGCACTGGGATGGAAAATTAGCGAATATTGCTACATCTTGGGATCAGTTAGGTGAGCCATATCGTCAAGCATTGTCATCTTTAGCCTACAACGTAGGCGGCACTAAGGCTGGTAAAAGTTGGACTGCTGTACTTAAAGCTGCCGCAGATCAAGATGTAAAGCGTTTCGCTAAAGAAATGCGTCGTAAAGATAATCGCAAGTATACTGCTGGAATGGATAATAGAGTGGCAAAAGAGCTTTATTACGCAGGAATAATTAAAGGTTTACGCGATGTGCAAAATGAATTGCCATTAGCAGACGCTAACGTAGCAGGAATCCCACAATGAT